TAATACTTATATTATGGAAAGATATTTATAGATATGGAAAATAATAATTATACTATATTTCAAAAATTAACCAAAATGTTTGGATATCCTGGCCAATCTAAGCCAGATGAAAAACCAAACTTCAATTTTAACAAGGAACAAATACTAAAAACTGATAGTAAAGAAGAATACGAAAAAGCTATTCTTCAGGCACAACAATCACAATACATTGCAGATAAATGGTCTAAGCTTGATCAATCTTTATATAATCAGTCTGTTTATTATGAACCGAACAGGCTAGCGGCTTATTATGATTATGAATCTATGGAATTTACACCAGAAATATCTGCTGCGCTAGACATTTATGCTGAAGAATCAACCACAATGTCAGAAAAGGGTAAAATTTTAACAATTTATTCGGAATCGGATAGAGTAAGGACAATATTAGAGGATTTGTTTGACAACAAATTGGATGTGAATACTAACTTACAAATGTGGGCTAGAGGTGTTTGTAAATATGGGGATGATTTTGTTTATTTGAAACTTAATCAAGAAAAGGGGATAATAGGTTGTCAACAATTACCTAACATTGAAATTGAACGTATCGAAGGAGCGTCATCTAAAACCCCAATTTCAGGTAACGAAATAAAATTGCCGTCAAGAGAATTAAGGTTCACTTGGAAAAATAAAGATATGGAGTTTCAATCATGGGAAGTTGCCCATTTTAGATTATTAGGCGATGATAGAAAACTTCCATACGGAACTTCAATGTTAGATAAAATTAGGCGTATTTGGAAACAACTTTTACTTGCTGAGGACGCTATGTTGATTTATAGAACATCAAGGGCGCCTGAAAGACGTGTATTTAAAGTATTTGTTGGTAATATGAATGATAATGATATAGAGCCTTATGTTCAACGTGTGGCCAACAAATTCAAACGTGACGTTATTTCTGACGCAAGAAACGGGCAAGTCGATATGAGGTATAATCAAATGGCGGTTGATCAAGACTACTTTATTCCTGTACGTGATCCGAATCAAACAATGCCAATCGAAACGTTACCTGGGGCTCAAAATTTAGGTGAAATTGCCGATATTGAATATATTCAAAAAAAATTATTAGCAGCATTACGTATACCAAAGGCGTTTATTGGTTTTGAAGAAGTGGTCGGCGAAGGTAAGACGTTAGCATTAATGGATATTCGTTTTGCAAGAACGATCAATAGAATTCAAAAATCATTAATTCAAGAGTTAAATAAAATTGCAATCTTACATCTTTTTCTTTTAGGATTTGAAGACGAATTAGATAATTTTACATTATCATTAACAAATCCATCGGCACAATCGGATTTATTACGCATTGAACAATGGAAAGAAAAAGTTACATTATATAAGGATGCCACTTCTGACCAATCACAAATGGGTATTTTACCTGTTTCGCATACATGGGCAAAGAAAAATATCCTTGGTATGAGTGATAGTGAAGTTATACTTGATTTACAACAACAACGTATGGAAAGAGCAATGGGATTTGAGTTAACTAACACCAACCTTATTATTAAACGTTCAGGCGTTTTTGATGACGTGGACGCTAAATATGGTATTTCTGAAGAAGAAAGGAAAAAAATTGAGTCTTCGAGTAGTACAGGTGAAGAACCAGGTGGAGGTAGTTCGGATATAAGTGGTGGGATATCTGAGCCCGTAACTACACCTGAACCATCTACGGCGCCAGTATCACCTACTGGTGGTGAAGGCCCATTAAGCGAATCAACAAAAAATAAAAAATTGCTAGGTAAGTTCAATTCTATTGAAAATTTTAATGATTTGTTTGATATTAATAAGGCTCAACGTAATATTTATGAAATGACGAATAAACTTAATAAAATAATTAATAACTAAAATGAACACATTTGGAACAATTAAAAGTAAAATATTAAAAAAACTTACTGAATCATATATTTCAAAAAATAAAACAGAAATTAAAGAAATTCTTAATATTATTAAAACAGATAAGGAATTTAGGAATTTATATTTATTTTATGAGGATATTGAAAACAAATATATAAATGATCAAGATGTGGCAAAATTATACGTTGAAGAATTAGGATATATGTTAAAAAATAAGAAAGTTTTAGTTGAAAATACATGTAAGTTATTGGATTCAAAATTAAACAATATAACCATTGAAGAAAATAAAATTTATGACGCTTTGGATCAATTATTAGACATTGATAACTTAAAAAATATTGAAAAAAAAGTGGTGGCAAAAAAGAAAATTATTGAGATAGTTACTACCGAAAAGAAAAAACCTGTAACCGAATCAATTGGATTTACAAAAAACGAAATTCTATTACATACTATAATGGTAAATAATTTTAACACATATTATGAAGAAGTTTTAACAGAAGAAGAACAAAGTGATTTGAAGATTATATTATCAATGTCAAAAGAAGAGTTAGAAGAAAAGGTTAAAACAATTAAAGAAAATATATTAAATAGAATTGATAATTTATTAAATGAATCACCTGATGATACGTTAAAAATCAAATTAAGTGATGTTAAAAAACAAGTTTATGACGAAGGTTCAACCAAATATAGTTATTATAAACTAAAAAATTTATTAACGGATATTCAATAATATAATAAAGAGCCACTTTTAGAGTGGTTTTTTTATGCTAATTTTTGTAATGTCCATAATTTTTCTTATATTTAGTATACACCATAAAATTGTATTATTTTGAGATAGAAAAATGAAAGTAGGTAAGTATATTCCCTTGGGGGAATATTACAACGTGAAGATTGGTTATGGAACTGTTGATTTCAAAAACCTTAAAACAATTTATATTAAATTAAATTCATGGGTAGAGCCAAGTAGTAATGATATAGATTTTAATAGTTTGATTAGTACATCAAGAAGAAAAATAAAAAATAGAATTACAGGATTAAATAATAAAAAATTTAAACCACAAAGTATTGTAGACCTTGATATTAAAACAAATGGAATTAAATTAAACAAAAGATCGTTTATGAATTTGGAAATAACTTTATATGTAAATGAATTTTTTGATGTTAAATCTGTAAAGACGGAGATTAAAACATTTATCGAGGAGTTAATAAATAATGATTTAATTGATAAAAATCTATTTAACTTCTATGATAAGAAGAAATAACTAAAGTTTAAAGTATTTATAGTAAAATATATTACTATAAATGAAAATTTTAGGTCCGAATGAAGTAGGTACAAGGGGAATCTTGATAGAATATGATGCCGGTCATATATCCCCAGATGAATTACACAACAGGAAGATTATAACAGAGATGAAGGAGATGGACTTTTCGAAAGACCTGATCCTTTTTGCTGTGCTTCAAAAATACGACACTCCAAACAAAAACGGTAGATTTTATCCTAAATCCATTTTAATGCGTGAAAACAACAAATATCAGCAAGTTATTCAAAATGGCGGTGCCTTGAATGAATTAAATCACCCATCGTCCTCATTAATTGACTTGGATAGGGTTTCACATTCCATCTTAGAAACATGGTGGGAAGGAAAAATCTTGATGGGCAAGATAAAATTATTTACTTCTCCTGGATGGAAGAAAATGGGTATTGTAAGTACAAAAGGTGACCAAGCGGCAATGCTTATTATGAATGGGGCAACATTAGGAATATCTTCCCGAGGAGTTGGTTCATTAAAAAGTGTACAAGGACAAAACGTTGTACAAGAAGACTTTGAATTGGTTTGTTTTGATTTGGTTTCATCTCCGTCAACACCAGGAGCATATGTGTTCCATGATCTTGCTGATAGAGGAAAATACGCTGAATCTATTGAAGAATCAAATCCTGAAGATCATAAAATAAAAAAACTAATGAATAAACTTGATAGTTTTTTATATAGATAACACATTTATTTATCTTAAAGTGTTGCTAAAAAGGATTTTTTGAAAAAACATAATATTTATTAAAATAAGAAATAAAAAAAATGAGTAAAATTTCACTATTAGAAAAAGCATTACTTCAAGTTGAAAGCCTTGAAGATGCTGTTAAACAAAATGCAAAAGGTATACTTGAATCTACAATGAAACAAGAGCTAGTTGATTTACTTAAAGAACAATCGGATGAAGAAGAGGAATTAAATAATCCTGAAGAAGAAGAAGAAGTTAGTACAGATGACGCTGAACTTGATACCGATAATGAAGATGAAACCGCTGATGATGAATTCGGAATTGATGATACGGAAGCCGATTCTGACATAGATGACGAAGGATTTGATTCTGATGATTCAGAAGAAGGCGAAGATGATGAAGATATTCTTGATTTAACTGGCGCGTCAGATGGAGAGGTTCTAAAAGTATTTAGAGCCATGAAGCCAGAAGATGGTATTGTTGTTAAGAAAGATGGTAATAAAATCGAAATAAATACAGGCGAAGAAGAATTTATTATTCGTTTAAATGATGAGCCCGAAAGTGTGGAATCAGATGAAAATGAGCCTGATAATGATGATTCAGAAGTTGGTGATGAATTCGGGGCTGAAGATACGAATACCAGTGTAGATAGCGAAGATGAAGATTTGCCAGCTGAACCAGAACTTTCTGATGAACTTGCTGAAGGTGAAGAAGAAGAAAATGTTTATGAAATAGAATTAGGCGAAGATGAATGTGAAGGGAAATTAGAAGAATGTGGCGACTTACCTGAAGAGGAAGTTGAAGAAGCTGCAAGAACTAAATGGAATATTCACGGTGATAAAGGTGGCGCTAACAGAGCAGGATTAAAAAGTAAAAAAATGTTCAAAGCGGGATCTGGAAAAATCAACGAGGAACTTGAAACATTAAGAAAACAAAATATTGAATACAAAAAGGCATTGAATTTATTCAAAGAAAAATTAAATGAAGTAGCTGTTTTCAACGCCAATTTAGCTTATGCTACTCGTCTATTTACTGAACAATCAACAACTAAACAGGAAAAATTGAATATATTAAAGAGATTTGATTCAATTTCTACCCTTACGGAATCGAAAGGTCTGTACAAAACAATTAAGACTGAATTGGAAAACAAAAAACCAATCAACGAAGCTTTAACTAAAATCTCTAAAACCCCATCAACATCATCTTCAAAAGAAGTTGAAGTATTATCAGAGGCTAAAGCCTATGAAAATCCACAATTCGCGAGGATGAAAGAATTGATGAAAAAAGTAAAATAAAAATAAAAATAAAAATAAAACAAAAACATTTATAACAAATGGGAGCATTATTAGAATCAGGTATGGTTGGTAACATCGGTTTAAAACACTTGAGAGTTATCAAAGAAGATACCATTAGAAAATGGGATGACTTAGGTTTCCTAGAAGGCCTTGAAGGTCATCAAAAAGATAACATCGCTCAGTTATATGAAAACCAAGCGTCTTATCTTATCAACGAAGCGGCTGTAGCCGATGCATCAGGTTCTTTCGAAACTGTTGTTTTTCCTATTATCCGTCGTGTATTCTCTAAACTTTTAGCTAACGACATCGTTAGTGTTCAAGCAATGAACTTACCAATTGGTAAATTGTTCTATTTCATTCCTAAAATTCAAGAAAGAAATTCAACTAACCATTGGGCACCTTACGGATATCCAAGTACAGGTTCAACTACTGATGGTTATCCTGAAAATCAAAGAAGTTTGTATGATCGTTTCTACGAAGCAAACGATAACAACGATCAAGGTTTGTTCGATTATTCAAAAGGTAATTATACAAATATCTCTATTACTGGGGCAACTATTGTTACTTTCAGTGCAGGCGTTGAAACAACTGTTGCAGAAGTAACAGGATCAACTTCAAGCGTTATTGTAAAAATTACAGGTTTCACTGCCGCACCAGGTGCTGGCAAACTTTCAGGACCTAACGGTAATGAAATGGATACAGAAGAATTCTTAGCTTCTCTTCAAATTGCTTCTTCTGAAGTACAATCAGGAGCTTATCTTCCTTACCATGTAGTGACTCAAAAATACGGTAAAGGTATTGTAGAATATGGACAAAAATCAACAGGTATTACTGGACAATATAATGACATTTGCGACGCTAATGGAGCTATCTATTTGAGCGTTGACCTTGAATCATATAGTCCAACTGCCGGTTTCAGCCCATTAACAGGTGCGACTCTTAGCGGTTCCGACTTCGTTGTAACTTATCGTCAATACGCATCTTTGGAATTCGAAGAAGAATTAGGTGAAGTATCTTTCGACTTAGCTTCTGTAACTGTATCTGTTACTGAACGTAAATTGAGAGCTTCTTGGTCACCTGAACTTGCACAAGACGTTAGTGCCTTCCACAACATCGATGCCGAAGCTGAATTAACTTCATTGTTATCAGAACAAATCGCAGCTGAGGTTGACCGTGAAATCCTACGTGACCTTCGTAAAGGTGCTGCTTGGTCAGCTAAATGGGATTATAATGAATGGAAATATGGTAACGGTGGCTCATCATATGTAGGTTACACTCAAAAAGACTGGAATCAAACATTGGTAACTAAAATCAACCAATTATCAGCTCAAATTCATAAAACAACTCTTCGTGGTGGAGCAAACTGGATCGTAGTATCTTCTGAAGTTTCTGCTGTATTCGATGACCTTGAATATTTCCACGTAAGTAACGCCGGCCCAGAACAAGACCAATACAATATGGGTATCGAAAAAATCGGAACTCTATCAGGTCGTTATGAAGTTTATCGTGACCCTTACTTCCCACCGAACAAAGTCCTTATTGGACATAAAGGAAAATCATTGTTAGACGCAGGTTACATTTATGCACCTTACGTACCACTACAATTGACTCCTACAATGTACAATCCATTTAACTTCACTCCTATCAAGGGTATTATGACACGTTACGCTAAGAAACTCGTGAACAACAGGTACTACGCAACGATTGACGTAAAAGGTATCTTTGTAATAGGTATAGACTCTTTAAGATAATAAAAATTATCAATTATAAATAAAGGGGATAAGAAATTATCCCTTTTTTTATTTATTTAATTTCAAAACAATTAATGATGAGGAATTCAAAAAATGTTGGTCTTTACATAACTTACAACCTATGTGGGAAAATGAAAATATAAGTAAATCAGACCATTAGATTTTGTGAGGTTTGTTTTGTCAAAAAAAATGTGTATATTTGCATATAAATTGAATAAAAACATAGATATGACAGGAAAAAAATTAAAACATATATTATTAAAAACACTTATAACATTAACCTTTTTATTTTTATTATCGAACAGTATTAGTGAAGAAAATTATAACAAGCCTAAACCACAGATAATTGAAACTGAAGAAATTATGAGTCTCACTCCCGTAAATGTATATAAAAAAATTATTGAATATAAAATAGAATATCCTAAAATTGTATTCAGTCAAGTTATGGTTGAAACAGGCCAATTAAAATCACAAGGGGCTAGAATCAAAAATAACTTATTTGGGTTCAATAATAAAACAGGACACATGGAATTCGATACTTGGGAACAAAGTATTGCTTATTATAAAGAATGGCAAGATAAGAAATATTTCGGTGGAAACTATCATAATTTCTTAAAAAAAGTTGGTTATGCAAAAGATTCTATGTATATTAGTAAATTGATATTAATGGAATCTAAATTATTTAAAAATTCAATATATGGAGTGGACTGATTATTTTTTAAACATTGCAGAGTGTGTAAAGACGAAATCGAAAGACGAATCCACACAGATAGGTGCAATCATCGTTGGGAAAGACAAAGAGATACTTTCTACGGGTTATAATTCGTTTCCGAGGGGGTTGAATGATAATTTACCTGAACGTCAGGAAAGACCTGAAAAGTACTTTTGGATGGAACACGCTGAAAGAAACGCAATTTATAACGCCGCAAGAGTGGGTACACCAATCGATAAATCGGAAATTTATTTAACATCCGGATTACCATGTTGTGATTGTGCTCGTGGTATAATTAATGCAGGAATAAAAAAGGTACATTGTAAAAAAGAATGCACCACAAAAAATAAAGATAAATGGGCTGAACAACAATCTAAATCTTTTACTATGCTAAAAGAGTGTGGTGTGGAAATAATTTTTTATTGATATGATTTAAGTTTCGTAATTATATTCATCTTTAAAATGATTCCACATCATATCAGTAAATTTATTTGATAAATCTGTCATAAAATTTCTATGTAATTTAATATTTTTTTTATTACCTATATTAACATTAAATTTTCTGAAGTGTTTTCCATTATTATCCACCCAATTTGATCTGGCGATTACATAAGTATTGTTTCTATTAACATTATTAGCGAATGTTATTTTAGGATCAATAACTAATCTCATTTTTTTAATTACATTTTTCCATTGATTAATAATTGTAATGATACTTGCGGGTGATTTGTCAGCTATACTTTCTGAATTAAGAAAATTCATAAATTCAGATTTAATCTTATCCAATTGTTTTATATAATAAGATTTATAAGGATTATTTAATATTTCAGAACTAAAATTATCATCATTTAAAAATTCTTCAATATTATTATTAGGTAATAAATGATCGGGTAATATTTCAAATTTTTCCTGTAATAAAGTTTTCAACTGATTTTCAGTAATTAAAATTTTTATCATACTAGTAACTATAAATGTATTTTCCCCTACTTATTGGTTCTATTCTGTGACCCGTTAATTTTTCATATAAATCTATTACACCATCGTCACCTCTGTTGTGATATGCTTGTCTAAATAACATAAACCAAATTTCGACACTCATTTCATCGTAACCCATTCTACCCACCATATCGGATAAATCTTTTAACGACATTATCTGTTCAGAATATCCTTCTGGAAGTAATTTAAGTTGTTCTTCAGTTAATTGAATTTTCATTTATAATTATCTTCATATTCTATTATTTTTTTATGTTAACTTCCGATAATATTTCAAATTTAATTTCTTCTTTATAAAACAAATCTTCTGAATTTATTTTTGCTTTGAATTCAAGGATATATTCCCTTGGTATGTAGTATTCGGTGTTTAAAAAAAAGAAGTTTTCATTTGCTTTATCCAATAAAGTCCAGTCATGAACAATAACATTTGTATGTCCTTCTTTTATAAATATTCTATAATAAACTTCATCAAAAAAATAATTTATATTTGAAAGATTTATTGTTCTAAAATTAACCACAATTTTTTTATTTTCTCCTCGTAATATTTTCTCATTTTGTTTTATTCCTGAAATTTGAATTGCATACTTTTTAGTATCTGTTGGATTATCACCTAATGTTAAAGACGAAGAAAAGGGACTTAGAACAAATTTTTGTGTCAGATCGGGTATTGCTACTCCGTTCATAGTTAAATTCTTCCATTTGTCAAAAAAGAACGATTTAACGGGGCATAAACTGCCTGTGATACTTACGTTAACCTTATAAACACCTTTTCTTATCTTGATTGTTGGTAAATTAGACAACCCATTAATTAAATTCGTTGATTTATCTAATATATCGACAGTTGGAGGGGAGTCTAAATCATGAAAATTCGTGCCATTGGTTACGAACAAATATAAACTTTGGATATCATCAGTAACCATATTATATCTATCATCACGAATAACGTCATCAAATGAAGTTTCAACGAATGGTTCATAAAATGTTTGTGTATATTTAGTGAAAAATGCTACCGATTGATCAATTTCGGCAGTTATTGATTCAAATAATACGGGAAAAGCTAAACCTAGACCATAATTGGTCGATCCAGTTAGAATTTGATTAACATAATCAGTGATATTCACATTAATATCTTCATTACCATTATCAAAATGAATTGTTTGTATAATATCGGGAGTTGAATAAATTCCATGAATTGTCCATTCATTTTCTGTTGTTCTGTTATACCAATTTGACGGTCTAACGTCATAAGTTTTATCCCCTCCAATAAAGTCTGCATTTTCATAATCGAATCCAACACCTTCATCCCAAACTTCAGGTATTTTAAATAAAATTAAATCAAAAGATACCGCTCTCTGTCTCCCAGTACCTCTATCTGCCCCAAGAAAAGTCTCATCACCAAAGATAGTGTTAGTAAGATGTAATGAATGAGTTGTTCCAGAAGTTAAAACATAACTACCATTATTGATTTTAGATATCAAATCGTTAAAATCTACTTTAAAAATAAATTTTGAAAAAGTCGAACCATAAAAAATCTCCGTTGTTGGATTCTTAGCTGTGTTAGTTCTTGTGTTTTTTATTATAGTATTATTTTTCTCAAAATACGAACGAAAATATGACATAATTTATTTTATATATAAATATCAATTAATTTAATCTAATTGAATTATTAAGTACATCATTTTCCATAGTTATAACTAAATTTTTTAGTACTTCGAAATCATCGTATCCATTTTGAACAAATTGTTCAGTTGGATTATGTCTATGCGTAATTAAAACCTTAATAACTGCTCTTAACAGTTTTATTAAATTTTCGCCTCTAACAACGGCATATGTATTAGGCGTTATTTTTTTAATATAATCTTCTTGAGTTAATGAATATAGATCAAGATTATTGAAATCGATGAACTTATCGGTATTATTGGTATCAGTTGATAATAAAAATATGTTATCTGAAGTTAAAGCTGAAAATGTCTGTTCCGACGAACTGTCATGTTTTTTTAATGTTTGTTGTTTAGTTACTTTAATTTTAGATGGTGGCTTTACATTTAAAATTGACCAAATTAACCCTGATTGTATATTTGAATATACAGATACATTAGTTAGAATTTCATGTTTTAAATTCTTTTCATTTTCATCATCTATAACACTTGTGGAAAACGATAAAGCGGGTCTAAAATAAAATGGATGTAAATCTTCATCACTATATAAAGAATTTAACTTTTTTAATGATGACTCATGTAATTTATAAATTATGTTTCGTATCTCTTGAGCAATGTTTCTACCTATTACACTACTATGATTAATAATATGTGTTGGACTTGTTACGTCATTTTCAATATTAATAAGTTTTTTCTCGGGTGGAAGCGGCGTTGATGAATTGAAAAAATTAGTTCTTGTTATTTCACCGTAATTTTTTAAAACTTTATAAACATAGAAATTAATTTTTGTGGGAGAAGATAAATTATCAACATCGTACTCAATAATGTATTTTAAATTAGATGATGAAGTTTCAATAGTTTCAGTATTAGTTTCTTCTAGCGTCATTTTTCTAGCAAACTTTCTTAGATATAAGGTAGAAGCTTTCTTTGATACTATAGGATAATTTAATAATTTCTTTCTATTTGAATTATTTGCAGCTTCTTTTGATATAAATTTTCCCCCTCTTATTTGTATTCCGTTTTCACTAAAAATAATATCAGACCCATACTTTCCGGACACCGAAAAATCCTCAGGTTTTGCAAAGGCGTTTTTTGATTTATTATCAACATAATTACCATTTATATCAAAAATATCTACATTTTCTTTATTGGAAGTTCCATAAGTTGTATAACGTAATTGTTGATTAAATGTTTGATTTCTAGAATCATAAACATTAGTAAATGGCCCGGCAATATATTCAACGTTAACATTGTCTTTTTGATTATTATATTGAATTATCTTAACCGCTTGGCCCACTTCTGGAATATAATTGATATTGAAAGGTAAGAATGGTGACGCCATATAAGGGTCGTCATCACCCCAAACGGTGAATTTTCGAAAATCCTTTTCCCCAACGTTATATTCGTTGTATCTAATACATCTAATTCTACCTAATCCTTTAGGGTCGATGTTTTCGGTACATATGGCAATGTCAATTATTTTCATTATTTTTTAAGTCTTTTGTTTAATTCAGTATTAACTTTTTCGTACATTTCAGACACAACATCTAAATGTCTTGTTAGACTAACAATTAAATCTTTAGTTTTTTCAAATTCAGTTGTTAGTTCAGTTAACGTATTTACTAAATCCTTATTTGATTTATTTTTTGCGTCTTTTGCTATTTCAATTAATTTATCCTTATCCATATTAAAACGTTTTTCCTGCACTATTTAACACGCCAGGCGGAATAACAATCGGCCCGACTGGTGTTGGTACTATAATTTCCTTATTTGAAACTGCGACATATGAATTAGTGTCAATTTCTTCTGAATTACCTTTAACAATTGAAGCAATTAAATCCACTAGTTTATTTGAATCTCCGTATATTGGGGCTAATCCTATACCCGAAGCTTCCATCCTTTCCATAATATTTAATGTTGCTCTATCTTCACTATAACCAGGTAATTTATCTGCAAAACCTAATAATAATCCTGGTACATTAAACGGTGACGAAACGGATAAAGCGGTATTAATCGTATTTAAAACTGAACCGAATAAATCTTCACAACTAGGAAGACCTTCTTCTAAAATTCTTGTTAATAACGAAATCAATGATTTAATAATGATAACATATCTTTTATTTTTATTTTTAATTATGTTCATAACTAAAACTTCCAAAAACTTCACTAAATCAGGTTTTGTTAATCTCCAAAATTCAGTAAGAAATGACCAAAATAAATCTTTGATAATTGAATAGAATAATTTTGAAAGGATTTTCATTAACGCTTCTAAATCGACTTCAACATTATTAAAAACCTTATAAACTGTAACAATCGGTACAAAAATTTTTGGCGTCAAAACCGATGATATTAATGCTTTCGGTAAATTTAAAATGAATAAGTTCAATAAAGAAAGTTTGAAGTTATCCAAATATATTGAACTGTCTGATTGTTCGTATGCGTCTGAAGCCACTCTATTTAAAATATCGTCAGTTAGTTTATGAATATTTTCTGTACCACTAAAATAGATGAAATCTTCCATCATAGTTGTGTTCTTTGGTAATTCGAAATTGTTACAATCTTTGAATTTTAAAACACCCCTGGTCCTAGCATCTTCATCATCTAAATCAATTCCTTCAACATCATCAAAGTTAAAATAATATTCAATATCTTCATCAGTTTCATCAAATAAATCAATAGGGTTTTGATTTTTTAATTCGTCCCTTTTTGTTGAATTACCGCATACCGTCATTAACTTTTGTAATAATCTTTCAACTTTATCTAAAGATTGATTAAATGATGAAGTTTCTGAACCGTCACCTTGAATCGTTAATAACATTGATGTTTTAATGATATGGTCAAGATCTGGATAAACAATTGAACCATAATAATCGGTAATAAAATCACCTATACTATTATTTTCCATCAAACCTGATAATTCAAATCTTTGATTGGGGGTGTCCCAATCTAAATCAAATAAATCGTTACCATTTAAACTATTAAAAGTAAATGGGGATACTGAAGTAAATTGAGAATATAATTGTCTATCAAATTTAATTTTTGGCGTTACCAAATTTGGGTCTTCATAAATTATTTTACCTATTCCGTTATCTGGATTAATAGTTAAAATATTAAGAAGGTCAATTTCTTTAGGTTTAAACGTAATAGAATCAATAGGAAACTGTTTGTCTGACCCACAAATACCATCACCAGCAAAAAAAAATTTAGTTACATTGTCCGTAATAATTACACGACTTTTTTCTAATACTTTACTAACCGCATTTAACCCATTTTGTTTTATTTTATTTTCGGTACTATTTGTTGCCTCTTTGAAGGATTTACTTGCACCAATATTTGTATTTTTAGGATTACCTGATCTATTAGTAAATGTTGATGCAAGGTCAACTATTTGACCAAAAATATCTGTTCTATTTTCCTTTTTAGAATTTCTTTTTAGTAAAAAATCATCGACTTTTTTTCCTAGTAATTCTTGGCTAGTTGGAAGGTCGGAAAGATATTTATCGGCAACCTTATCAGTAATAATTTTAGGATTATCATTAATCTTCTTAATGGCCGTAATTTTACTTTTAATTTTACCTGTTGTATCTTTTACTTTACTCATTATGTTGTATAACTTGTTGATTGATTATCCTCATTAACTAACTTATCTAACATTTCTCTATCTTCATCTGTTAATGTTAATTTACCAAATCCAGCCCCTTTATTACCTTCGGTTTGTTTAAGTAATATACTTTGTAACTTAACTAAAGATATTTTTTTTTCAGTACACATATAAAGGATTTTTTGTTGTTCCTTAATTACTGGACCGATAATACTCATATCTTCAGATTCTTTCATAAATGATAACATTTTTTTCATTATCATAGATGCAGTGTTTTTTTGTTCCACAATATCGTTATATATCTCTTGCATTAAAACAAGTGCGGAATCAACGTCTAATGTTATTATATTTCTACGTGGTTTCATATCTATAAATATTTTAATTTAAAATATCTCCAAGTATATCTCCATAAGCTTTTCTATATTTTTTAAGAGACAATCTTATTTCCTTAGTGGATAATGATGTCATTTCACGTAATGATAGTAAAATTAAATTTTTGTTGAACTTATTTCCATCACCAATTTGAAATATTTTTTCAAAATTATAGAAAATATCTAATAAAGCGTATCCCAATTTTTTTTCATTATCGTTGAGTTCCTCATTTTCAATGATTTTCTCAATGGATTTTGTTAAATTTTTAATAATTTCTTGATAGTCAATAATGATATCATCCATCGAATATGAATAATCAGCGTTATCGTCGATATTAGTGGAAATATCTTCATAAGAAATTTTTTTGTTAAGCTCTTTTGCGTCTTTCTGAATGGTACCCATCAAATAGTTTTTACATATTGTACCAAAATAAGAATAAGCCCTGTGATTTTTCACAGGGTCAAACTTATCTACTTTAGTAATTAGAAATGAAATCGTGTCGGTATGATTTTCGTCAAAAGTAAATCCTTTTCTATGTAACTTATAACGGCGAATAATTGATTCAACCATTATAATCAGTGGAGCTCTTAAATATTCATTGAATATCTTGTTTTTTTCTTCCTCGGATTCAGATAACAAATATCTTATTACCGCTTCTTCTTGCTCTTCACCAAAATAAAATTTCGTAGTTCTTTTTTTTGGCATTAAGATTCTACATACGTGACATCCCTTTTAGTTTTGAAAAAAAATTCTTTCTTTGCAGTTTCTACCCAAAATTTGACTTCTTTTTCGGATAGTTTAGTGTCATCATTGTTTTTATAAAGCCAAAACAATGAATCTTCTCTGAAGTTAACATGTTGATATCCAATTTTCGGTACGGTAAGGATTTTAACGTTATTTTGGGTCAATCTTAATAAAAATTCATACCCGAACGTTAATTTAATATTTTCCTTCAACATTCCATTATCTTTAATTACTTGTGTTCTATATAGGCCACCACTAATTTGATAATTTTGAAAATCCATTAAAACTTCATTGTCAAGATAACCTTGTTCGTTGGTAAATCCGTATGCCCATGTTGACTCATTAGTAAAACTTAAAAATTTACCTTCAACGTTAACATCCTTAACTATTGGCAAGAATACGTCAACATCCTTAACAAAGTTCATATATTCATTCATCGAAGTGAACCACGAATGTTTAAATTCATCATCCATTTCAAGAATAGTAAACCATTCTGTTTTTGTTTTTGTAATTCCTAAATTTACTTGTGAACAAAAATCCGTATTTCCGTTATTAACAATAACTTCTTCTTTATGTAATGTAGGAGCATTAGTTAATATTTCGTTTTTAATTTGTGGTGGACAAATAACTAAAAGATTAATATCATCATGAAATTCTCCAATCGAATTGATTGCGTTTTTTAACATTTCACTATAATTTCCTTCAATTTTATGTACTGGCACTATTACTGTAATTTTTCTCATATTGTTTCTTCTTTTGTTAATTTATCTAAAGTTTTTTGTAAAAGTTCAAGACGTTTATTCCTTAAAGAATTAAAGATAGAAACAATAGCATTTTCTGTAATTGTTTTATCATAAGGTAATAAAGTATCTTTCATTTTTAGTTTAACTTCATCGGTTAGTTCTATACTTTCTAACCATGATAATGTATATGTTCCTATAATTTCAACGATTTTATTTAAATCGTAAGTCCACATACCATTTTCACCTAGCCAGTCTGGTTCGGTGTCAGGAATCTTACCAATAACCGGAACGCCACATTTCAAAGATTCTAACGGAAAAGTACCAAATGTTGATTCATCATCTACCCACACTGAAACGAAACATTCCTTTAATGTTTCAGCAAAATCAATATAAGTCATCTGTACCATATCCCTAAACGTAATCCATCTTAATTGTGGAAATTTCAAATAGAATTCAGATATAAGTCTTTTATGAATATTTCGATCTCTACAACTTATTGATATATAAGGTTTTACTGGTCTTTCAGTTGGTTTGAAATTATCCCCAATAATAGGTGGAATAACAAATACCAATGATTCTGGAAAAAGTTCTAAAATATACTTTTTAGATGATTCTGTTGTTGTTACAACTTTATCAAATCCAAAATCACCCCATTTACTACCAATTGGTAATGTATCAAAAATATAATCCTTTTGTTGAATTAACATAACCTTAACACATTTCATATTAGCAACTTGTTCAAGCACATTAGAATAGAATTCAGGAACAACAAGAATATCATCAATATTCAGCTCAACATTCCCTCCCCTGATTGGTATTCTTTGAATGTCATTATATTCGTCCCCTAACCATTGTCCAACACCTGTATATGAATCATCTTCGACTAATAATTTTGCCACAATTCCATTTTTATTCAAATATAATGCCAGGTCGTAAATATATTTAACTGCCGCCCTTGGATTATTTTTTGTATCATAAGTCAGAAAATAAACCACGCTGGTTTTATTTTCAATTCTGTTTAAAGCATCATAAAGTTTATTTATGGTTTCTTCATTCTTCATCTTCATATTCAAGAATTATTTTATTTTTTATTAGAGTATGTAAAGCCATTCTAAATGAAATAGATTGAGAATTTAAACTAAAAGACCCAATACCTCCATTATCATCATCATCATATCCATCTTCAATTATTCGTTGTAAACACATTTTAATAATTTCGTATTTAAATACATTTATTTCAAGTCCTTCCCCCTCTTCATTTTTCTTTATTTCACATTCTTCAATGATTCGGTCAAAATCTATATAATAATTTTTTCCAAAGTAGTTACCCATGTTTCTTCAATTTTTTCAAGTTTATTTATTTCGTATAGATGACTAAAATAGTCATTGTAAGTTGTGTTGAATTTCACTGCGGTTTTGTTTTTCGGACACGCATCAATAACTTTTTTATTGTCGGTTATCCAAATATCACAATTATTCCACAAATTGTCAATCTTTTCTTGCGGAATAAACTTAATATTATGTACAAGACACCCGTTTTTAGATAAAAAGAATAATGTTGATGGTTTTGCTTTACCTAGATTATCAATACCGACTAAAGTAAAGTTGTGGTTTAAGTTATCGTAAATTAACTTATTTAAATCGGACATAGCGGTGGGATAACTCACACCGGCATGTCCGAATATTTCAATAGGGAATTCTATGTAAGCAAAATTGTTAAATTCCCCAACCGATTGAAAACGATAGTATTTTTGTAAATCATCATTCTTTACATTTCCATCTATTCCGTATTCAAACGGGTCAATAATAATTTCTTCACCTTCGGCGCCATCATCATTGATGGATGTCTTGGTTGGTAACTCTTCTCTTTCTAAAAAGAACTCCTTATAGTGATAATCAAACTTTTGTATAGTGTTTCTTAAAACACCGTCAATGTTAATGTATATTTCCATAAAGAAAATATAACATTAAAAAATACAGAAGTAAATATTAATTATATTTTTTAATATTGGCAATTTTGGATTTATTTATACATTTATAAGAAAAGTGATTATATGAATAATAAATGGTCTGACGATGATGTAAAATATTTAATTGAAGAATTAAAATTTGAAATACATAAATATGAATATCTTTTGGACTTTATAAAAAATTCCAAAAGATATTACATTTATATACATAAATTACGATATATGTTAGAACAACTTAAACG